TGCTGCCATTTGCGCGGCAAGGTCAGTGCCAGCAATGCCTGGTCCAGCAAGGGCCGTGTTGACCAAAGCCTCCTCACCGGTTTCATACATCGGGTTGAGCTGCGCAAACTCTTGCACAGGCAATGCATTTGCAACATTCTGGGCCTGTTGGAAATTGCCTAAGAATGCTTCTCTGATCTGTGGATCAATTGAGCTTGTTGCCGTTGATGTTCCGCCTTTAGACATTTTCTTTTCCTCTTAATAAAGCAAATAATTTGGCGCAAAATCAGCGTCTTCCAAATCACTAAATCTACTCATAAAACTATTTCCATAATCACCATTACCACCGACACCGCCATCATCGCCAAATGAAGTTTCAGAATATGGACTTAATAGTCCTTCTGGCTCAATAACTTCGTCTTGGTTAATGTATGGATTATTGACAAAAAATGGCGCTTCTGGGGCAGTGAATGAATCAATTGTTTGGCCCATCAAGCCTTCTGGCTGAGTGTATGGCTCAACATATGGCTCAGCGTATGGTGGCACATATGGAGCTTGAGACTCAACATATGGTTCGACATATGGCTGAGCAACCGGTTCAATGTATGGTTCGACATATGGCTGAGCAACCGGTTCAATGTATGGCTCAACATATGGCTGAACAACTGGCTCAACATATGGCTCGACATATGGCTGAGCAACCGGTTCAATGTATGGCTCAACATATGGCTGAACAACTGGCTCAACATATGGCTCGACATATGGCTGAACAACTGGCTCAACATATGGTTCGACATATGGCTGAGCAACCGGTTCAATGTATGGCTCGACATATGGTTCGACATATGGTTCAATGTATGGCTCGACATATGGTTCGACATATGGTTCAATGTATGGCTCGACAACTGGACCAAGTAAACCTTCTGGCTCAACATATGGCTCGACATATGGCTCGACATATGGTTCAACATATGGTTCAACATATGGTTCAACATATGGTTCAACATATGGCTCGACTACCGGCTCTTCAGGCTCAACCACCGGCTCTTCAGCCTCAACCACTGGCTCAATTACTGGACCAAGCAAGCCCTCCAGTTCATTTTCTGGCTCAACTACCGGCTCAACAATTGGCTCAACCACTGGGCCAAGCAGCCCTTGAGGCTCAACCACCGGCTCAACCACCGGCTCTTCTGGCTCAACCACTGGGCCAAGTAGCCCTTGAGGCTCAACCACCGGCTCTTCAGCCTCAACTACTGGCTCTTGGGGCTGCTCAATTTCAACAGGCCCCATCATTTCGCTGAGTCTTTCAGCCTCTTGCCTGTCAATTGCTTCTTGTTCTCTGATCGCAGCCTCTACCGCACCATTGTCTAGGGCCACACCAGTTTCTGGGTCAACACCCATATCAAGCAATGACTGCACTGGATCTTCCACATCACTTGGCACAGCGTCTTCAACAGGGATATCGGGGTTGGCTGGCAAAGGCGTAAACCCTGAGTATGTGCCAAAGTCATCAACACCAATTGTTGCTGCATCAATGTCAGAGGCCAGCGCACTGTCTGCCAAAGCATTTGCGGCAATGGCTTCATCTAAATTGCCATAAGGATCTTCTTGGGCCAAGATTTGAGAAGCCGCCTCATCGCGTATTTCTTGCTCATACTTGCTAATGGCATCTTGGGTTTCTTGAGCGTAACGCTCAAGCTCAATAGCTTGGTCCAAATCACCAAACTCGTCTGTGCTTAGTAGCCCCTCTGGCGTTGGCTCAACAGGCGCTATTTCCCGAATAGTGTCTTCAATGGATTCAGTCGTGCCATCATCAGCAATGTAAACAGGCTCAGTGCTAATTGTTGCGTCATCAATTTCAGAAGCCCTGGCGCTTTCTGCCAAAGCCTCATCACGCACAGTATTTTCAAGGTCTCTAATTCTTTGCTGGTCTTGCTCTTCTTGAATAGCCTGCTCAAGTCTGTCAATTGCATCTTGATTTGCTTGGTCGTATTCTTCTTGCGCGACTTCGTCTTCAATTCTTTGAATTGCATCTTCTGGGCTAATTCTTGAAGAATCTTCCTCTGGAACAATAGGCGCAGTTATAGGATTATTAAAAATTGGTCTGCCTGTATCAGCAGCAATAGGTGGCGCAGAAACATCAGCAATACTTCTGGGCCGCAAAGGCATGTAGGTAAACCCACCAGTCCCACCAGCTGCTGCTGTTGGCACTCTTGGGGCGCCCATACGGGCCATGATCTGCTGATATGGAGACAGGCCATTGACCCGTGCCTCTGGCGTATATTGAGCGCCAAGTGGAATTGCTTGATATCTTGCCAAACTACTAGCAATTTGCTCTGGTCCAAAAAGCAGACCGCCATTTTGCACTGGCGCAGCCACAGGCCGACTTGCATTCAGCAAATTAAAAATATCTTCATAATATTTTTTCGCCATCTCAATGTCCTAAAGTTCTTTTGCCATCACAGACCACTGGGGACTGTAACCCTCATCTTTTAAAAATGTCTTTGACCAGCCCCTTCGGCCTGCCAAAGTCACCCTAGTGCAACCAATAGACTTGCCCCAGGATTCGATCAATGGTCTCATCCTTGAGAGTTCATCTAGGTCGCCACCAGCTAAGAAGTAATGCAAACACTTCAGTCGTGGGTAGACAATGATCTCTGTCAACACCACCGAGTCTTTGGCCGGCCACAGCTGTAATCTGTGACCTTCGACCATCTCAGTGACATCGTCAAAATTATGTGTGCCTCCGCTGTATTCTAAGGCAGCCTCCACATGGTGGCGCAGCCTCTCCAAATGTTCTTGGTCGCTCATCGCTTTCCAGAGGCAACAGCATCAAGCCGCATCACCCCAATGCGCCAGTCGGCCAATACCGCACCAGTCACCTTCACATTGACCTGACGCGCTGCAAACCTGACATCAGTTGGGTTGGCTGCCGTGTATGGTCCAAATGTGGATTGTGTGCCAGTTGGGTAATTGCGGGTTTTAAAAGAAACCACCGCCTCACCCAATGTCTGCTCATCTGGCACAACTTGGCGAATTGACATGATGTTGTCGCCATTGCCCAGTTGCACTGGCCCAGACTCAGCATAGACGCTGGCGCTGTCATAAGCAAACCCGACCTCATGCTCATAGACATACCCATCTGTGGACACGGCCATTGGGTTGGTAAACACTCCGGCATCAGTGCCGGCAGTTCTGGCCAATAATCCTATGTTCCAGTGGTTTTCTCTGTAGTTATAAGTGACATAGCTGTCATTTTCATTGCTTCCACTGCTTGGGTAATACCACCAGATTTCACCAAATTGGCTGTTATGGACCGCATAAACTTTGGATGACTGACTGAAGTTCATATTGCCAAAGACATAATCCGACACTTCACTTGGCAGTGGCTTGACATACCCGTCATATATCCAAAAGCCAGACTTACTCATCCAAATGGCAGCAGTGTCAATGGCCGCCACAGACTGGGCCGAGATCAAGCCGCAGCCACTGCCGGCCTTCTCAAAGCCATAGACAAATGGGGCGCCAACATACTGGGCCGTATGCACATCGACATCGGTAAACAGCAAGTTGATGCCCTTGACGCGCTTGCCAGCGATCAGAGTGCCAGGTGTGGCCAGTTCACAGTCGCCTGCCTGGTTGTCGCCAGCTGGTGTCCAAACTGTATTGTTCTCCTGGTCACACCACTGCACTTTGCGTGGATTACCACCAGCACCAAGTGCAAACATGATGCGCTCAGAAGTGACAAGGACTGCCTTGTTGCTTGTTGGGGCGTTGGTAATGACCGCGGCCAATGTGGGCGTAGTAAAACCCAATTGCCACTCATAGAGCTTGCCATCCGCATTGGAGCAAGCAATCAAATACTCACCCCATGTGTCCATGGACCATGTGGTGGCCGGAGTGACATTGCCTGTGTCTGGGCGTGCCGTGCCGTAGCTGAAATTGCCATAAGTGCTGTACCCATAACCAGTTTTAAGAACAGCATCAGCCGCGCCAGCTGTGAATCCGCTTGGCGTGATTTCTTTGATCGTGCCAGATTCGTTCATGGCATACAGCTTGGTATGCGTGCCGATACCAGTAAATCGTGTGGCGCTGTTGTCACGCCAGCTCACGAACCCTCGGCACATTCCGCTGATTTGTGTGGATGAGCGCTTTCTCCAGCCACCCATGGGCCTCAAAGTATTCTCGAACCATCGGACCAAGTTGGCATCAAACCACCGGCCTGCTGACTGGTACTCAGTGCCGTTTCTGTAAATGCCTGGTGGTAATTTAAGGGGTATATACATGGCAGTGTTTAGGTAATGTTTGAGACAAAGCTCATTGTGACAATGGCTGATGGGACTGCTGGCCGTGTGGGGGTTGTTCCGGCAGGGTATTGCTCAATCGAGACACCGACATCGGTTGTCCT